GGGCTGATAAGGTTAAATGGTGATTTAGATGGATTTTAAACTTACACCCGCCAAAAACTTGTTTGATTCTGTTTCAAAAGAATTTAAGGGTTCTGTTGAAGATAAAGCTATGGGCGTTTCTGGCATGGTAACTGACTCTGGTGTTGGATCTATAAAGCAGATGACTCCGGGCAAACTGCGCAGGATGTATCAAATTGGGCAACAACAACTCCGCCAAGAGGTTAAAGAGGAACGCAAAAGAATTAAGGGGCTTGATATTTCAGTCCAAGAAAAGAAAAAAATGGACAGAAACTTAGGCAATGCGGTTCTTAAAATTGATACCAAGTTTAAAAGTTTATTGGGGTTTGATAAGTAATGCCTAACGTAGCTGGAAAGAAATACCCATACACCCCTGCTGGCATTAAAGCGGCGAAGAAAGCTGCCGCCAAGAAGAAGCGGGAAAAGAAATCAATGTTGAAAGGATATGGTAAATGAGCAAGCTTTATAAGATTGATGGTTCGGAATACATCGGTAAGGATTATTTTGTTCTTCCTGATGGTCGCCCTCATTCAGGTAAGTCGTTTACGAAAGATAGCGTCCGTTTGTTTACGGAAGAAGAACTCGCTGATCGTGGCATTGACGCAATAGCGCATGTGCCGGAAAAGCGTGTGAAGAAAGTTAAAACAAAAAATACCCCCACCTCCTTGCGTAAGTTGAAGGAAGAAGAGAATGGCGGTTAATGCAGCAGGAAACTATACCAAGCCTCGCATGAGGAAGAACCTGTTTGAAAAAATCAAGCGGGGTGGTAAGGGCGGCGCGCCGGGTCAGTGGTCTGCGCGCAAGGCTCAGATGCTTGCCAGAGAGTATAAGAAACGTGGAGGCGGCTATACTTCCTAATGGCACTCGCAAAAAGCCAGAAGTCGCTGCGCGCTTGGACAAAGCAGAAGTGGCGAACCAAATCAGGTAAGCCCTCGACGCAAGGGCCGAAAGCTACTGGTGAACGCTACTTGCCAGAGAAAGCCATCAAAGCACTTAGCGATGAAGAGTATCGCAGAACTACCGCAAGGAAACGTGCGGCTCGTCGTGCTGGCAAACAGTTTTCCAAACAGCCAGAGTCTATAGCTGAGAAAACGCGAGCCTATCGCCGTGCCTAAGATTACTACCATATTGGTTGCATCCGCTCTGTTGGGCGGTTGCGCTGATTGGGTAAAACGAAAACAAGCATTGGAGCAAGAAGCAGTCAGCACAGCCATAACACTGTGCAAAAAGTTTGGGCATGAACCTGACACCCCTTCATTTACACGCTGCGCCGAACAACGCTTTGATGAGTATATGGTAAACCATAGGTAAGTTATGGATAAGAAAGAACTGCGTAAGCAACGCAAGAAAGCAATCAAAATGCAGAACAATAGTTCTCGCAAACTATCATTTGCAGAAGCCTTGCAAGAGATAAGGAAGGTTATGGATGAGTTTCCTACACACAATAAATGAGGAAGAACGCCGCATTCTTAGAACGATTGTAAAGAAGGTGCATCTAAAACATCACCCCAAAGAGTTTTGCACCGACTATGAGGCAGATAAACTTATATCTATTATTGCGCCTGATGTAGTCGAAAAGCTTCTCAAGGTTGGCGTGGATAACAACATTGACAACATTTAAGTATAAACCTGATGGTGATGTCCTAAAGGAGTTTATGAAGGATGATACTTTCTTTCGTGGCATTCGCGGTCCTGTTGGGTCTGGTAAGTCTGTTGGCTGTTGCGTTGAAGTATTTCGCCGGGCATTAGCACAGCAGAAAAACGAGGAGGGCATACGCCGTTCTCGCTGGGCTATCATTCGGAATACAAACCCGCAGCTTCGGACTACTACAATTAAGACTTGGCTCGATTGGTTTCCAGAGAACCAGTGGGGTAAATTCCAATGGTCTGTGCCATATACACATCACATTAAGCAGGGCGACCTCGACCTAGAGGTAATCTTTCTGGCTCTTGATAGACCAGAAGATGTAAAGAAACTGCTATCGTTAGAACTTACAGGCATCTGGATTAATGAGGCTAGAGAAATACCCAAGTCTATTATTGATGCTTGCACAATGCGTGTCGGACGTTTCCCATCTATGCGTGAGGGCGGGCCGAGTTGGACGGGGGTAATTGCAGATACTAACGCTCCAGAGGAGGATCATTGGTGGCCTATCATGTCCGGCGAAGTCCCAGTCCCAGATCATATACCTGCAGAAGAAGCAAGAATGCTCGTCGCTCCAGACAACTGGCAGTTCTACACTCAACCCGCAGGAATGAAAGAAACAAAGGACAAAGATGGCAGCGTCATAGACTACCTTCCAAACGAGAATGCCGAAAACCAAAAGAACATGTTGAAGAGTTACTACTCGAACCTGATACGGGGGAAAACGAAATCATGGATAGATGTTTACGTAATGAATCGCCTTGGAGCGATTAATGAAGGGAAGCCGGTATATCAAATGTTTGCACCAGACCTACACATCGCTAAAGAAGAGATACCAGTTGCATCGGGAGTTCCCGTTTTTGTGGGTCTCGATTTTGGTCTTACTCCTGCTGCTGTCTTTGGGCAGCGGGTTCGTGGTCGGTGGCTTATCCTCCAAGAGATTGTCGCATTCGACATGGGAATCGTGCGATTCTCAGAGTTACTCAGGCAGGAGATTGCTACACGTTATAGCGGGTGTGAAGTAAGTATTATTGGCGACCCGGCTGGTGACTTTCGCGCGCAAACTGACGAAAGCACCCCGTTCCAAGTATTGCGTGGTGCTGGCTTAGTTGCACGACCCGCACAATCTAACGATGTTTCCTTGCGTATTGAGGCCGTAGCTGGCACACTAAACCGTTTGGTTGAAGGCAAGTCGGGTATCTTAATAGACCCGCGATGCAAGGAGTTGATCAAAGGTTTTGAAGGTGGCTATGGGTATCGGCGTATGCAAGTGTCCGGCGAGCGTTACGATGACAAGCCCGATAAGAATAGGTTCTCTCATATACATGATGCGTTACAATATTTAATGTTAGGTGGTGGCGAAGGACGCGAAATCTTAGGAAACAACAAAACCGCAAAGCCATTTACTATGAAACGCGAGTTTGATATATTTACACGGAAACCCAAACAAACGAAACAAAGTTTTTGGAATAGGATGAAATAATGGGACTGCCTAGTTTTGTAATCCAACGCAATAGAGAGGCTCGTGAAAAACGTCAGCGCGAAGCCAAACAAAGCCTTATTTCTGAATTGGGTTTGGCAAAAGACGTTGATCCCGATATTGCTTCTGCAATTTTTGCTAATGTTCCTGACCCAGTTACTTCTTATCGGGCTGGGAAGGCTGTTAGAAGAACTTATACAAAACAACAAACAGCAGATCTTTTTACAAAAAGTTATCAAGCAGAACTAGAAAAAATTGGACAGCCAGAACTAACAGAAGCCCTTGCTGCTGGTGCTGACCCTCGAACAGTTGAAGCATTAAAAACAAGTTTGATTTCTACTTACACTACCCCTCAAGTCCGTAGACGAGGTGGCAAGGCTCAGCATCGTGATATACTAAAAAAACGCCGTGAAAAGGCTGTAAAAGAACAGACTGAAGCTGCAAAAGGTATTTTAAAGTCTGAAACAAAAATCCAACCAGAATTACAAGAAGTTCGTAGGCGAAGAAAAGTTGTTGCCGAGCAGCAAGCATCTATGCTTCGTCGTCAAACTGGTCGCCGTGCTTTGCTGTCTAGTCCCACTGGTGGTTCGGGTTTCTTTGGCGGTTATTTTAAGGGTTAAATAAATGCACGAGACTGCAAAACATTATATTAAGAAATACGAAACTGCGCGAACTCAACGCACACCTTTCGAAGATTTGTTTCAAGAGTGCTATGATTATGCCCTGCCACAGCGCGAGGGTTTTTATTTTAATGCGCCGGGTCAACGCCGCGATGACCGCATCTTTGATGAGACTGCGGTGGTTGGTGTTCAAGAGTTTGCATCACGCTTGCAGTCTGGCCTTGTTCCAAACTTTGCACGTTGGTCTGACTTGGTTGCTGGCTCAGAAGTGCCGCCCGAAGAAGCTGATGAAGTAAACAATAGCCTCGATGAGGTTACTGAATATATCTTTGAGATTCTTGCAAACAGTAACTTTGCCCAAGAGGTGCATGAATCATTTATGGACTTGGCTGTCGGAACTGGCTGCTTGCTAGTTGAGGAGGGTGATGCAGTAAACCCAATCCGTTTTAGTGCAATTCCCCTTCCTAAAGTCGTGCTTGAGAACGGGCCGGATGATCGAATTGACCATGTATATCGTGAGCGTGAAGTGCGTCACTCTGATATTAACATTGTCTATCCGAAAGCAAAGCTATCACAAAAAACGCAGGACATGGCATCTAAAAAACCCGATGAGAAATGTAAAATTCTTGAGGTTGTATGTCGTTTGTATGACAAGCCAAACCAAGAGCGTTACGGCTATTATGCTATCGACAAAACTCACGGCGAGTTAATCTACCAAGAAATCTTTGAGGGTGTTGGCAGTAATCCGTTTATTTGTTTCCGTTGGTCGAAAGCTTCTGGCGAAGTGTATGGTCGCGGTCCGTTGGTGAACGCACTGTCTGCAATTAAGACAACCAATCTTACAATCCAGCTTGTGCTAGAAAACGCACAAATGGCAATCTCTGGTATCTATCAGATGGATGATGACGGAATTATTAATGTGGATACTATTAACCTTGTGCCGGGAACTGTCATACCTAAAGCGCCGGGTTCGGGCGGTTTGCAGCCGATTGCTGCTGCCGGAAGCTTTGATGTTGCCAATCTTGTTCTTAACGACATGCGCTTGAATATCAAACGCGCTTTGTATAACGATATGCTCGGTGACCCCAATCGCACTCCTGCTACTGCTACTGAGATTGCAGAACGTATGGCTGACTTGAGCCGCCGTATTGGTTCTGCTTTTGGTCGCTTGCAAGCAGAAATGGTGCAGCCAATTTTACAGCGTGTAGTGTATATTTTGCGGAAGCAAGGCCGCATTGATCTTCCAACAGTTAATGGTCGCGAAGTAAAAATACGGAGTGTATCTCCTT